ATGTATAACAATAATTGGTGTACAGGATTAGCTGAAGGATATGATATTAATATTAAAGTAGGAATATTAAATACAAAAAGTAAAAAAATATATAGTTACCAAACAGTATTAAATACCCAATATCCAGTAATGGAGAAATATCCAAGTGGAAAAGTTAATTTTACAGGATTTTATAAGAAAAAGATAAAATTGAAGAAACATGAAAAATAAGTGTTGCTGATTAAAAATCATGAAGGAAATAAACTATATCAATATTTAGAATAGGAATATCTTAAGATGTGCTTGTACCGGGGATGTACGCATATTTACATAAGATCAAAAATATCTACAAACTTAAGTTCCTGTAGACATTAAGAAAACAGAATAAACTAATAAATTAAAATAAAACACTAGTATATTGAATTGCTGAAAAGGATTTGCTAAAATAAAAACTATAAGTTACTTTACATCGATGTGAATGGATGCTGAATGAAAGTGCGAAAAGAGGTGAAGAATAATGATTCTCTATCATGGTTCAAAAGATATCATAGAAAAACCAATTTATGGACAAGGGAAAAAATATAATGATTATGGACTAGGATTTTATTGTACAGATAATATAGAATTAGCTAAAGAATGGGGAACTAGCTTTGAAAGAAGTGGCTATGCAAATCGATATCAGATTGATTGTACAGAATTGAAAATTCTTGATTTGAACGATGATAAATACTGTATTTTACATTGGCTGGCAATTCTTTTATCTAATCGGGAATTTGATACACCGGCAGGATTAGCATTAGAAGCAAAAGAATTTTTAAAGAAGAATTTTATGTTAGATTATAAGGAATATGACATTATAAAAGGATATCGTGCAGATGATAGTTATTTCTCATTTGCACAAGATTTTATCAATGGTACGATTTCATATCGTCAGTTAAATAATGCAATGTATTTAGGAAAATTGGGAATACAGTATGTATTAAAAAGCAAAGAAGCGTTTAACAGAATTGTTTTTGATGGCTATGAAGAAGCAGAGTATAAAGAATGGTATGCGAAAAAAATGAAGAGAGATAAATCTGCCAGAAGAGAGTATTTTGATGTAGAAAGAAATAGAAGACAGAGGGGAGATATTTATATCACGCAAATCTTAGATGAGGAGATGAGTCCAGATGACAAGCGCTTACGATAAAATTTATTTGGAAAAGGCACAGATAGTTTTGGGAAGAATGACAGATTATGCTGTATATGATCTTGAATATGCAATTGATGAGATATTTGATTTATTTATTAAAACTGGCTATGCCAAAAGATTTGAAAATGGGGATTATCAGGTGTTGGTTGGAATGTCAGGAGTAGAACTTGCAAGACACATCGTGGAAGAGGCGACTGGTCAGACAGAATTTTGTAAACCGAAATATACAATGAATCGAAGTGAAGAATATTGGCTGGGCTGGGCGTTGGCGTATTATCAATGGAAAAGCAATTTTTCATTTGAATATATTTTAGATAAAGTTTGTGCAAGTGATATTTTGAAGCTGTATATGCCATATCATGAAATGGATATAAGGGAATTTTGCGATAAAATGTCAGAAATAATAAAAAGCCCACCAGCTGGAGCGTGTTTCGAAGAATAATCTTTAAGTGAGCTTATAAGTATAAGTACCCTTATAAATCTAAGTACCCTGAGACCTAAAGGAAACAGATACATTGGTAAGGAGAGTCAATGTTGATCGTTAAGATGATCGTGAAATTGTAAGAACAAACCTAATTATAATGGTGATTAAAAATCGAAAATATAAATTAAAATAAGAATAGAGGCTATTCGAGGTGGTAAAATTCGTTGCAATCGCGTCCCTATGGGCTAAAAGAGTTGCAGGAGTGGCGACGATTGCTGAATAACCTCTTTTTGCCATAAAAATTATTATGTTTTTTATGGTATAATAATTTTGCAATGTTAGGAAATGGCTTAAAATGGTCATTTCCTAACATATGTGTTACTAATTTGTTACTTGTTGAATGGAAATTTATTATTTCAACAAGAGAATAGTATCTCTCAATTGTTCCACTGTTTTATGATTATAAACCCTATTTCCAACATCTTTAGATTTGTGCCCCATCAGCATATCGATACACTTTCTATTACCACCTGCATTATCAAGGAATGTTTCAAAAGTATGTCTAGCTTCATGAGGAGTTTTCTTCTTCTTTGTTATATAGGAAATAACAGTTTTCCATTCTTCATAAAAATCCCCTTTTTTAAATTTAGATCCTTCATCAGTTTCTAAAAAATATTCATTACTTTTCTTTAGCCGATTTTTCACAAACGGCATGATACGAGGATGGATTGGCACAATTCTATTCTTCCCTGAAGAAGATTTGCTTCCGCCTTTAAAATATTCTTCTTCAAGATTGATCTGATCACATGTCATATTTAACAATTCCATTAATCTAAATCCGGTGTAAATATAGATTAATACAATATCTACATTTTTTTGATCAGATATTTTCCACAGAGCTTCAACTTCTTTTTCAGTGAATGGAGTGCGTTTAGTTTCTCCCTGTTCTGCGCTGACAGAAATTATTTGAGAATACATCTTATCTATAATGTCTAATTCAAATGCAAAATTATCTAAATGCCACCAAAGTGCTTTGATATGAGATTGTGTAGCGTAACTACGACCACAATCGTCCATGGTTGCTTGCATATGATAAGCTCGTATTTGCCTATATTTTTTCCCGTACAGTTTTTGACAATATTTATAAGCTGCTTTAAGTGTATATAAACGAGAACTTCCAAGTTTAGGAGCTTTTACTTCAAGCCATCGCTTATATAATTCTGCAAGAGTGACGCGATTGCGATCAATATTCCAAGGATTATCATTGTACCTGGCTAAAATGATATTTGCTTCTTCACGAGTAGCAGCATAGTCTACTGGGACTTGTCTGCCGTGTCCATCTTCATCGTATGTAGTGACTTTGATTACATAAGGGCGTGATCGATTGCCTTTTAATTTGGTTACACTGCCGTAGCCGTTTGGGTTTCTTCTTGCCATATATCATCATTCCTTTCCTAAAAAAAGGGTACAAAAAATACACCCTTATCAAATTGTAATTTTGTAGGATGTATGATATAATTCTGGTGTCGAGTCAGAAGCATATCACACACCACGTTGTTGATAGGTTTCTTAAAGCCGTCTGGTTGTCAGCCAGGCGGTTTTTATTTTGACCATTTTGGCGAAGTCACCGAAATGGTGTTGAAAAAACTAAAAATCTTAATTATAATGTAGCTGGTAATAAGTCGGCACGATGGAGCAAACCCATCCGATCCGGCGAATGCTTAACGAAAAATGGTCGTTCTACACTTACCAGGGGCAGGACGGCTATTTTTTATGTGTATAGTTCAGAATGGCAATAATTAATAGTGCAACATTTATGGTGATCATAAATTCCTCATATGTACTCATAAGGGCCTCCTTTCCGCAATGCTCGGAGCGGTGTTGGAGACTTGCCGCCTGACGACTTCATGGGTAAGTATATTATATTTTTAAAGTTCGATTGTTGCGATGTCGGGATTTTGAAGAATTAATATAATATAATTTATTTTAAACCGTATTGAGCCTTTCCGATAACTTTTCCATCTTGGAAAGTTATATTTGCATTTGCACCGACAGATCCATTTCCTTTCCAAGAATATATCTCAGTTAATTCTCGGCCTATATATGAAGAAACTTCAAGCTCTCCAGGACCACCGATTAAAAACTTAACTTGGCTATACGTCATATTATAAGTAATTCTGTTATATTCAGCTCTTGTGATGGTTTTTTCTTTTCCTTTAGGACCAAACCAATGTGCATATAATGTATGTTTTTTTAAATTTTTAATTAAAGTATTTCTGGTTATTTTTTTTCCGCCGGATTTTTTGGTATACCAACCTTTGAATTTATAATTTTTTCGCTTCGGGGTAGGAAGGGTTCCGTATTTATTACCTGCCTGGACTGATTTGACTTTTTTTGAAACTTTTCCTTTATTTGCATTGAATGATATTTTATATTTAGGACCAATTACATTAATTGTCTTATTAATTGTTCCGATTTCATATCCGGTTTCTTCCCAAGAATTATCGATGTATGTATATACATAAAAGTAACTTTTTAATATATATTTTCCTGGATTTTTAATTTTTAAAGTCCTAGAAGTAGTTTTGGTATAATTTCCGTTTGTTTCATCAATAAAGTATGTATCAACCAAATTCTTGTCAGAAACTGAATTAATATATAAATCATATGCTCCTGGAATTATTTTTGTTTCACCCTGTATTCCACCAGTAGAACTTAGCCTATCACCTATAAACAATATGTTGATTTTTTGATTTGGCTTTACAGATTGAGGCAAAATTACCTGACAGTTAGAAAAACTAGCTGTTGGAGAATCAGCAAAAACAAGAGTTACAGAAGTCAAGCTTAACAAAATACATGTAATAATAATGATTTTTGCCTTTTTCATATACATATTTCCTCCTTATTTTAATCTTAATTTAATTAACTCCTCATTATATCCAAGTGCACGTGCAATTTGATCTGTAGTAAATTCTTGAAATTCAAGAAAAACTTCATCGTCAATTAGAAGCTCAGTTGCAAACTTATCTGCTTCGATTTCCATTTTACTTACCAGAAGTCCAGTTCGTTTCCTTAAAAATGGAGTATTAGCATCAGGATGCATAATCGCATGCCCTAACTCATGTGCACATGTAAATAGTTGATCGTGATCAGAAAGATCATGATTTATATGTATTTGCTTCATACGAAGCTGTTTATTGTAGTATCCACTAATGGATCCCAATGGTTCAAATATAACCTTTATCCCTAAATACTTAGCAATATCAAAAGGATCATTCGTACCATATTTTTTCTTTAATGTGTTTGTTTTTTTACGAATATCCAATGAATCACTCCTTTATTTTCTGTATTTCTTTGGTGTGAACTTTTGCTTAGCATTTATTTTTGCAATGGTTATACTATTCTGGAGACTAGCTTTTAATAATTCTCTTGTTTCATCATCTAAAGGTTCTCCAGAGAACATCAGTCCATCTTGATCGGATTCTAACTGATCAAGGGTTTGTTCTAATCGTTTTGCGATATCTTTTTCATCTTTCTTAGTTAGCTCAATGGCTTGATCGGATTTTTCTTCTATTAAATCAGATTTTCCAATTCCAAAATAATCAGCGAGAGCTTGTACGCTTCCCATTCTAGGAATGGATTGTCCCGTACACCAAGTATTAAATGTTTGTGGAATAACTCCAATAGCTTTAGCCACCTCTTTTTGGCTTTTTCCTGATTTCTCTAAATAGAAAGATAGATTTTTAGAGAATATTTTCTTTTGCTTTTCATCTGACATTAAATCACCTCACTTCGTTATTAATATAGTACAATAAAAATTGATTTTTTGCAACTAAAAGTCAAAAATAAATTGATTTTGGTATTGACATCCATTTAAAATGGATTTATAATGAATACAGAAATTAAAGAAAGGCGGTGATGACGTGACAAAGATGAGCGAAGGTAAAGCAGTACCATTTCAAATTTCTTTAGCTTCAGCACGAGTTAATGCAGAAATGACGCAAGAAGAGGTCGCAAAACATATGCATGTTGGAAAACAGACTATCGTTAGCTGGGAAAAAGGGACTTCTGAACCGAAAATGTCGCAAGGAAGAGAACTTAGTAAATTATATGGTATTCCAATTGACTATATTTTTTTACCTAAGAAATCCAATTAAAATGGATTACTAAATAACTAGGAGGTGAGAAAGACGAATAAGACAGTAGACGTTGAAATTAATGGTAGGAAAGTGGCTAGGAAAATGAAACCTTATATTTCAAAAAACGAGTTAAGCAGATTGGTTCTTGATAATGGAATAAAACTTGACGGGAAAAAGATAAAAGGCGTCAGGTCATATTCTGTTAAGCAAAACAAAGATGAAGCAACAGCAGAACTGACGCTTTTTATGGATGTGAGAGTTATATAAGAGAAATAGCCGTAGTAATCAATGATGATAATGAGGATACAGCTAAATCTGATAATTTAGGTTTTACTTTTTCCCAAATTGAAGGTTCTTTAAAGGATTCTAAGAATTTGTAACCCGTTATGGATATATCTTTAATTCTAGGAATTGGTTCATCGATATATCGTTTCCCAGCAATCAAAATTCCTTCATCCATCATTTTTCGGATCCAATATAAAACTTCATTTGATTTATATTGAGGGATGGCAGACGAAACAAATTCTTTCGGCATAATTGGCTGAACGTATCCATTTTCGTCTGGGTATAAATTATCAGAAATAGCAATCAAGGTATCTCTAAGCAAATCGAGATCTAATTTCATAAATAAAACTCCTTTCTTAAAACTCGGACATGCCAGTGCCCTGTGATTTAAGTATAGGAGATATATGAAAGAAAGACAACATAATAATAGCGGATGGCTTAATCCTCTGTCCGATACACGTAACCCCGAAACCCTCCCTAAATTGGTTAATTATTAAAAATAGCACTCAATTATCGGACGGAGAGTTAAGCCATCTGAAGAAAGGTAGGTGATAAAGGTGTTCAGGGACAGGCTTAAAAAAGTGATGGTAGATCAAAACATCAATCAAGTAGAGTTGTCCAGAATCTGCGGTGTAAGTAGATCGACCGTCAGTAAGTGGATGTCTGGAGATTCGGAACCGACAAAAGCAAGACGAAATGAGATTGCTGCAATACTTAATTTACAGGAGAATTTTTTTGAGGAAATAGTCATTCCGGTAGAAAAAATAGAGACATTAAGTGTAAAAGAAGTTGCAAAGTTAATGGGGTTGAGTGTTCCAACAATCGAAAAGGGATTGATTCAAGAAAAATTTCCCTGGGGATATGCAATCCAAACAAGTGAAAAAAAACATAGATATTTTATAAACGCAAAACGCTTTATAGAATATGAAATGTAATAAATATAAGGAAGGAGCATAAAGATGCACACAGAGACAAAAGCCATGATCTGCACGGCAGCAGTGCTGATCGCAATTGGAATCTTTAAAGAATTAGCAGCGTTGTGTTTGATCACAGCGATGATCTATGAGGAAGGAGTGAAGAAATTTGATAAATAAGAAAGAAAAAAGTGCCAAGGAAGCGGCAACTTCCAAAGGCACAAATGACAAAAAATCATCAAGTGCATTATAGCACGGAAAGCGAGAAAGAACAATGACAAAAGAATTTTTATTAGAATGTGAACGAAAATTAGCAAAATCTTATGTATGTACAGCACTTGGCCGCGACGATGACAGCATTGCTATTACAAAAGAGATAGCCAAAGATATTGCTTTTGAGGTTACAAACAGCATACATCCTATTTCTATGGAAACAGCGCCATATGTCGTAGCAGCTTTAAGAACTTTGGCAAATGGTATAGAAAAAGAGATGAATCCATTGGACAAAGAAATTGCAAGAGCATTACAAGAATTAATGGGTAGATTTCAGTTCGTTAAAGAAGAAGTAAAGGTTGATCTATGAAAGGAATTCTGATTGCACCAGGAATCAAACGGATCCAGTTCGATTCCACCGATTCCTGGTTAAATGCCAGACATGGAATCGGTGGATCTGATGCATCTGCGGTATTAGGACTCAATCCATATAAAACCAATATAGGACTTTATTTAGAAAAGACAGGACAGCGAACAGCTCCTGATATTTCGGATAAGAACTATGTGAAGTATGGACATGATGCAGAGCCATTACTTCGATCACTGTTTGCACTGGATCATCCAGAGTATAAGGTTGAGTACTTCGGAGACAACATGATACGAAACGAAAAGTATCCATGGGCGCATGCTTCTTTGGATGGAGAACTGACCGATCAGGATGGTCGCAAAGGAATCTTAGAAATCAAGACAACTAATATCCTGCAAAGCATGCAGAGAGAAAAATGGAGAGATCAGATTCCGGACAACTATTACATCCAGGTACTGCATTATCTGCTTGTCACAGAATATTCATTTGTGGAGCTAAGGGCACAGCTGAAATCAGTGTGGCAGAGTCAGATCAGATTAGAGACGAAAGATTATCATATTGAGCGATCAGACGCAGAAGAAGATATTGAGATATTAAGACAAGCGGAAGAAGAGTTCTGGCAGAATGTCGTAAAAAGGCAGCAGCCGAACTTGATTCTTCCAGAAATATAAAAGGAGAAATGCATGGAACTTAAGATATACAATCCGCAGGAAGAGGGATTTCTGAAAGAGATTGACTGGAACTATGAAGAGTTAAAAACAGAGATCCAGGGAAAAGCGAATGATTACATGAATTTGGTTTATACAGCAGATCAGGTAAAAGATGCCAAAAAAGATCGTGCAAATCTTAATAAATTTGTGGAAGCTTTAGAGAGCAAGCGAAAAGAAATTAAAAAACAGATTACAGAACCATATTCAGCATTCGAGAAACAAGAGAAAGAACTGGTTGGTATTGTTAATAAAGCGATTGCAAATATTGATACGCAGATCAAAGGATATGAAGAAGCAACAAGACAGGAAAAACTTGAAAAGGTCAAAGAAATCTATGCAAAAACAATCGGTGGACTTGCTGATGTAGTAACGTTTGACAAAATTTTTAAAGAATCCTGGCTGAATGTATCAACAACGTTTAAATCGATCACAAAGGAAATCACAGAAATTCGTGACAAGGTTGACAATGATTTATTTGTGATCAATGCAGACACGAGTTCCTTTGCTTATGAGATGAAAGAAGAGTATCTAAAGAACTTTGATCTCACTGCAGCGATTAACAAAAAACAAAAATTAGAAGAGACAGCAAAGCAGAAAGCAATATATGAAGAACAACTAAAAGAGGAAGAGGAACAAAGAAAACAACGATCACAAGAAGAAGCAAAGAAGGTAGTATTTGCAGGTAAAAGCACAGAAAAGCCAGTAAAAGCACAGAAGCCAGTGAATACAGGAGAAAAAATATCAACGATCACATTCCGATGTACTGTAAAAGAACATAACTTTAAAGAAGTTAACGCAAGACTCAGTCTAGTACAAAAAGTATGTGAAGAATTTAAAATCATAGATCCAAAGGAGGAATTATAAAATGGCAGTTGGAAACAGTTTAGCAAACAGACAACAGAAAACAGGATTAACGGCATATCTTACAAATGATGCTGTGAAACGTCAGATCAATAATGTAGTGGGTGGCAAAAACGGAGATCGTTTTATTGCCTCTATTGTATCTGCAGTACAGGTTAATTCAGATTTACAGGAATGTACAAATCCATCAATCTTAAGTGCTGCACTACTTGGAGAGTCTTTAAAACTCTCTCCATCACCACAGCTTGGACAGTATTACATGGTTCCATTCAGAAACAACAAAAAAGGATGTAAAGAAGCACAGTTTCAGCTTGGTTATAAAGGATACATTCAGTTAGCGATCCGCTCAGGGCAGTACAAAAAACTAAACGTTCTGGCAATTAAGGATGGGGAATTGGTTCGATTTGATCCACTGAATGAAGAAATCGAAGTAAATCTGATCGATGATGAGGAAGTAAGGGAAGAAGCAAAGACGATCGGATACTATGCAATGTTTGAATATACAAACGGTTTCCGAAAAGCTATGTACTGGTCCAAAAAGAAAATGGAAGCACATGCATTAAAGTATTCCAAAGGGTATGCAGCAAAAAAAGGATATACATTCTGGGAGAAAGATTTTGATGGAATGGCTTATAAGACAATGCTTCGCCAGCTGATCAGTAAATGGGGAATCATGAGCATTGATATGCAGAATGCAATGGAATCTGATATGGCGGTGATCCATGAAGATGGAACAAAAGATTATGTAGATACAGTTTCAGAAGAAAATATTGTAGCAGATCAGGATCTGCAGGAAACGGCAGAGGAAACACCTGAACCAGAAAAACAGGAACTACAGGAAGAAACAACAAAAGAAGAACCACAGCAGTTCTTTAAATAAAAGAAAGGAGCAACACGATGAAACATATTGACTTAGAACAGTTTGCAGGAGGGAAACTTTCAGTACAGCTTAATAAGGCATTAGAAAAGATCACTGAAAATGTTCAGGATCCGAACACTGATGCGCAGAAGGTCAGAAAGATCAATGTATCAATCAGTTTCCGGCCAAACGATGAAAGAAACTTTGTGGCAACTACGGTAGAAACAAAGTTAAGTCTTGCACCAGAACTTGGAGCTACAACAGCACTGAGTATGGGCAGAGATCTTCGCACCGGAGAGGTTGAAGCGGTTGAAATCTTTAACCAGATTCCTGGTCAGATGAATGTTGATGATGTGATCGACCAGGAAGAAGATGAAACACCGAAAGCTTTTGATCCGGATACTGGAGAGATCTACGAACCAAGCAACAAAGTGATTGATTTAAGAAAAGCAAAACAGGCATAAAACAGGAGGATACATAACAATGGATAATACATTTTTAAGAGAAGCAATCGAAAAGATCGAAGAATTGACAGACAGTGCAAGAGAGCCACACGTTGTAAAAATCGCAGGAAAGACTTATTGCGATAAATCTATGTCACGATATGACAGAGAAGAGTTTGCAGAACCATTGACAGCTACAAGTCTTAATTCTCTGATCGATTATATCAGTGGAAAGAGTGAAGAGTTAAGAGAATCTATGATCATTCATGTAGAATCTCCAACAAAAGTAAGATTACTATCTGGTCTTACACAGGAAAGAAATCGAGAAGAATTATTCCGCGTAGGTACAAATCCAAATGGTTTTGATTTCGATCATTACTATGATCAGGAAGCGTTTGTAATTAATATGCAGACTGCCTTTAAACAGAGTGATGAAACAGAACTGATTCTTTCAGTTGCTGGAAACGTAGAAAATAAAACAGTGGCCAACTATGGAGATGATGGAGTCAGCCAGAAAGCTACGATCACAAAAGGTATTGCAGGAAAAGAAGATGTGATCGTACCAAATCCAGTAACACTTCGCCCATATCGTACATTTTTGGAAGTAGAACAGCCAGAAAGCAAGTTTATCTTTCGAATCAGAGAAGGTTCCGATGGACAGCCAATGTTTAAATTGGTAGAAGCTGATGGTGGTCTTTGGAAGTATGAAGCAGTAGATGCTATCAAGAAATATTTAACAGTGAGTTTACCGGAAGAACTGTTAAAAGTGATCACGATCATCGGGTAACAGTTATGGAGACAGTTAAATTTACAGTCCCTGGTGCTCCGAAAGGAAAAGCCAGGGCGAGAACTGTCCGTAGTAAAAAAGGTGGAACTTTCTCATATACACCAGAAGGTACTATGTTGTATGAGAATCTGATCAAGTGCTGTTACAGGCAGGAATCAAACAACATCGTTTTTAATGACGGACAGCCCTTAAAAGTAACGATCATAGCTTATTATCCGATCGTTAAGAGTACAAGCAAGAAAAAGAAACAACAGATGTTGGAAGACCTTATGTTTCCAACGAAGAAACCAGACATTGATAACATTGCAAAAAGTATTCTGGATGCATTGAATAAATTAGCATACAGAGATGATACGCAGGTGGTAACGCTGCATATGGAAAAGCATTATGCAGAGAACCCACGAGTTGAAGTAGAGATAGAAGAAATCAAATAAGAAAAAGGAGAATCGTTTTGGCCAGACATAAGAAACGAGGTATCGAATATTTTTCTTTGGATTGTAATTTCTTTTCGAACAGGAAGATAAAGATCCTGAAATCCAGATATGGAGCAGATGGGATCACAATTTTTATCTATCTTCTTTGTGAAATTTATAAAAATGGATATTACATCATTGTAGATGATGATTTTTACTATATCGTGTCGGATGATCTGAACATGAATAGTGACAAGGTGAAGCAAGTCTTGACATTCTTACTGGAACGGTCGATGTTTGATAAACAGCTTTTCCAGTCGGACGCTGTCCTGACTTCTGCCGGAATACAGGAGAGATTCCAGTTAGCAGTAAAAACAAGAGCTAAGAAGAATCCAATAAAAGTCGACAGGTTCTGGCTTTTAAATGAAGAAGAAACAGAACCTTTTATTAAAGTTACCCATTTTGAAGATAATTCCGAGAATAATACGGATAATTCCAAGAAAAATAACGATAATTCCCGAGAAGAATCCATAAAGGAAAGTAAAGTAAAGGAAAGTAAATATTATTATAGCAATCCAGATCTGAACAGAGAGTTCTGTCTTTATCTTGATATGAGGAATCATACTGGACCAACATTATCTGCAGAACAGATCAATGCCTTGAAAGAAGAACTTGATTCTCTGGCTGAGAATGATTCTGATAAGTTGGGCATTGTAAGAAAAGCATTTGGTGGAGGATATAAGAGTTTCTTCCCTACATCAAAGAAACGGAAGAAATCAACACCGAAACCAAAGAAAGAAGAAACTATACACAATTTTACACAACGAGAAGTGAAAGATTGTGAGTTTGAGAATCTGGAGAAGAAGCTATTAAAGAAACAATTAGGAGGTGACATAACGTATGGATAATTTAATTCCTGTTAACTACGATACAGAAGAACCAACAGTATCAGCAAGGGATTTACACGAAGCACTTGAGATTAATAAAAGATTCTCAGCTTGGTTTGAATCAAATTCACAAGGATTCGTAGAAAACGAAGATTTTACAAGCGTACTTACAGGTACGGTTGTAAACAATGGAGCACAACGCGAACTACAGGATTATAAAATGTCTGTAGATATGGCAAAACATATTTGTTTAATGTCCAGAACTGAAAAGGGAAAACAGATTAGACAGTACTTCCTTGACTTGGAAAAAGCCTGGAATACACCAGAACAGATCTTTGCGAGAGCATTAAAGATGGCTGATAGAACAATAGACAAATTAAAGACAGAGAAAGCTGCATTGATTGAAGATAATGAACGTATGAAACCTAAGGAGATATTTGCTGATGCAGTAACAGCGAGTAAAGATTCTATTCTGATTGGAGATTTAGCAAAAATTCTTAAGCAAAAAGGAATTGATATTGGTCAAAACAGACTGTTTCAAAAACTCAGAAATAACGGATATTTAATCCAAAGAAGAGGTCCAAGTTGGAATATGCCAACACAAAAGAGCATGGAAATGGGATTGTTTGAAGTTGAAGAAAGAACGATCACAAATCCGGATGGAATGACAAAGATCAGAAAGACTACAAAGGTCACTGGTAAAGGGCAGCAGTATTTTATTAATAAGCTGTTAGTAGCAATGTAAAAGAGAATAAAAAGCATCCGGTTGATCTCTGTCCGTAGTAACCAACAACCTAAGATTGTTGTTAAAAGTCGTAGTAATAGTCGTGGTAGTTGTGGGTTTCGGGATGATCTTAAGCGACAGGACGTAAAAAGATGATCACATATGCGGACAGAGATCAGCCGGATGGACTGAATTATATACCACAGGAACTATTAACATGCATAAGAAACAAGCCAATGTATAAGCCATGAGTCTGCTGCCTTAGGTGGCAGACAGAAAGGAGAACTAATGGCGGATTACAGCAAAGGATTTAAACGCCGTGTTGTGCAGTTATGGATCCAACATGGCATGTCCACAAATGAGATCAGTAGAACATCAGGCATCGATCATAAGACATTGATGAGGTGGTATAAGCGTTTCTACCCTGAGATAACAGGGGGGGGCGAGACAAAACACGAAGGTTTGCAGTGGCATTATGTAGGTAATTGTGCCGGATACCATAAGTAAATAAGTAAAGGAGTACGATCAGACAGCTTAACTTTCTACCTGATTAAGATTTTTCGAGTAACTATTAACGAAGCAAGCAAACGTAAACATATTTTTCAGGTTTTTTGTATTTTTATTTTTCACAAACTAGATTTGGTATTACAATTTTTCAAATCACAGGAGAAGAATCACAGCAGTTTATATGATCAGGCAAAAATAAGGAGAAAGTGATCAGTATAAATGCTGTTTCAGGTAGAAAGTTAAGCTGTCTGAGATAGGTAGATAAAATGAGTAAACAAGATTATATTATGCAGGGCAGAAACGAAGGAATTGCGTTCTGCGACAAAATAGTAAAAGAAAAAGGATTAGAAGAGCTACAGAGAGTAACAAGACAGAGAAATCTTGCAGGGCTTCGAACACTAATAGATCCAAGAGAACTTGACCAGGATTTTAGAGATGCAACACTACAGATTTTAGATACTGTATTGATCATGAGTCTTATAGTTTTGAAAGATGAATTTGATTTCGGAACTAAGAGATTAGATCGATTCAAAAAAAGATTCAATGACAAAACAGAGTGTTTAGAAACAGGAAATGTGACATGGATTGATATGATCGAGCAGGTCAGAGAAGAAAACAACATTAAATTAGATCTTAGAAAGAACGATGTAGTGATGGCGTGGAGGAAAAAATAATGGTAAACAAGAAAGAATTTGAAGGTTACATCTGTGAGATCACAAATAAACCGATCAGAAAAATGAAGTTGTGTCCGGACAAGCAGCAGAAGCTAAAGGTTCGGATCAAGTGCGATAAGAGTTGTATTTATTGCGAGAAGGAAGTGATCGATAATGACCGATGAAGAAAAAAGAATGGTGGAATTTAACAACTACATAGATGACTTGATTAAATTTATGAATGGGGAAAACGATGACTTTGAACCGATTCCGATACCAAAAGAAGTTGATGACGAAATGCAGAAAGACCGTTTCTATTAATTGTTAAAGAAAGTTAAGGAGAAAGAATTATGGCAAAATTTAATATCGAAGTAGAACTTGATTGGATGGAAGAAGATTCCTATTCAATTGACGAAGAATTAAAAGAGAGAATCATTGAAGGTGTGGAAGATGCCCTTTTAAAGAAAGCAACACATGAAGCATTGAGAATGGTTGATGCAAAGATTGCAGAGAAAGTTAAAGAATCAGAAGAGACAATCAATAAAGCAATCAATAAATTTATCGAAAATGTATGCTCTGAAAAGATTAATAATATTCAGATTCCTGAAAAATCAAGTGATTGGAGTGATAAAATCACATATTATTCATTATCCGAATATGTAGGAATGCAATTTGAAAGTTTCATTAAAGAGAAAAGATATGATAAAGATGGAAATTATCAAGACTGGGGAAGTAATCGGTATTCAGCAGCAGATCTACTTACAACAAAATATCTAAAAAGAGAGCTTGATGATAAGATCGGTAACATGATTCAGAGAGCAAAACACGAAGTAGAAGTTGATATTGTTAAATCATTAGAACAGAAACTAAAAGAGAATCTTGCAAAAGACACTATTGAAAAGATGAATATTCCAGAGGTTTTGAAAAAGCTGCAATCAGGAACCCTTGGAATGATTGAAGAAAAGGGACAGTAAGCATGTTTGGAGGATAATTTATGATCATTGGATTTTTAAGTGGATTATTTATCGGAGCAGTAGCAGGAGTGGCAGTGATGTCACTCTGTGCCGCAGCGAAAGAGAGGGATGAGTTATGACAAGGGAGCAGAAGATATGGAGATTAAGAAGACGATGTGGGAACATAGGACATTGTGATGAAAAAACATGCAAGATTTATGCAAAATGTGTAAATCTTGGATATACATCGTTTGAACAGCTATCAGATGAAAAAATTAATGAAATGTACAATGAAGTATTTGGTACACAAATAACAGAGAATCTTACAGGTGTCGTGAAAGAGGATCATGAGAGAGTGAAGACAGTAACGGACATCTTGGAAGAAGTGAAGCAGGAGATGTGTGATGATTATTGCAAGTATCCAACTATTGTAAATGATAGAGAAGATTTATTTGCAGATAACAGTCCATGTACGGAATGCCCGTTAACTAAATTATAAGGAGTTGATACATAATGGCATATAGAGATTGTCCGTGCCTAAATTGTAAAGATAGATCACACGGATCAAAGAGAGTTGCTTGTCAGACAGGATGTGAGAAGTATCTGTCCTGGAAGGCAAAGGAACAGGAATTAAGAAGAAGAGAGAAAGAATCACGGCCTTATTACTCAAATGCAAGAAAAACGATCATAAGAAACCGTCAGATGAAAAGAAAGAGCGGTAGGCAGATATGATTGATCCATGCAAAGCCTGTGCAGAGATAACCTGCATGGGCATTTGTGCCGATCAGGTGCAATACAAGCAAGAGTATCAGGAGATGGCGGATCGGATAAGGCAGCAGATAATAAATCGTAACAGGAGGGGAGAACGTGGACAAGAACGTACTGATCCAATACACAGACATGATTGAAGAAGTAAAAGATATAAGAAAAAGAATCTTGCAAACAGAGAAGCAGATCAGCAGGATTGAGGAAGAAGGAACTGTAAAAGACACAGTGAGCGGTGGTATGGGTGGAATACAGCACTTTGTTGTTGAGGGTATGCCAGTACCAGAACTTAGCAGAAAGAAACTGCTGCTCAATAAACGAAAAGCTATGTTGATTGAAAAAGAGAATGAACTTCTGGAACTCATGAATCAAGCGGAAGAATATATAAATAGCATTGAGAAGAGCGAACTAAGAATGATGTTTAGATTTTATTACATTGATGGCATGACGTGGCTGCAGGTAGCACATAAGATGAATCAGTTACACCCTAAAAGGCGAGTAGCTTATACAGAAGACAGCTGCAGAATGAGAAATACAAGATTTTTTCAAGAAAATTAGAAAATGTTCGGTCACGTTCGCAAAAAATAGGCTAATATATAGGCTAGAGCGATTAGATGAAGCGATACTTCATAAATGTTCCTTTTTCTTGCTAATAAAAATACGTACAAAATACGCATAAAATTATTGACTTATACGCATTTTGTACGTATAATGAACATATAAATTAAAAAAAGGAGAGTTTTTCATGAAGAGAAGAGATTTGATTAAACTCCTTGAAAAAAATGGATGGTATTTAAAACGGAATGGTGGGAACCATGATCTATATACAGATGGTAACAGAATTGAGCCAATTCCAAGACATCCAGAGATTAAGGAGCGATTAGCTAAATCTATTATCAAGAAACTGGGGCTTTAAGCCCCAGACTTGGTGGATTCATGAAAAACAAAAATGAAAAAAGGATCAAACGGCAAGATTTTAGGAGGAACGGAAACATGGCAAAGAAAGTAGCGTATCCGGTTATTTTAAAACCGGATCAAGAAGGGTATTATGTAGAAATCCCTGATTTTGATATCGCTACAGAAGGCGATACAATAGCAGAGGCTATGGAAATGGCCAGAGATGCTATTGGATTGATGGGGATTGATATGGAAGATGAGAAAAAAAGTCTTCCAGAACCAAATTCAAAAGCTCAAAATGTAGAAGCAGGAGACACAGTAACACTTGTAGATGTAGACTTTACAGAGTACAGAAAGAGAGTGGATAATAAAGCAGTTAAGAAAAACTGTACAATTCCATATTGGATGAGTGTAGAAGCCGATAAAGCGGGAATTAATTATTCACGAGTATTACAAGATGCAATTTCTAATATATTAGGAGTTGCGCGTACAACAAAAGGTTAATCAAATCTCAAAATATATTGAATTAAGCACCTTCGGGTGCTTTTTTCGTGCATAAATTTAAGGACCTCTAGCTCAGCAGGTCAGAGCAGTCGGCTCATAACCGATCGGTCCAGGGTTCGAGTCCCTGGAGGTCCATTTAAGAAATAAGAAAGAAGGTGGTAATGTTTGAATGAAGAAAAAAACTACATATTGGCAGAGTCTGATTACGTAGCCGGAATGAAGTATAAAGACATTGCTGCCAAGTATGGAGTCTCGATGAACACTGTGAAATCGTGGAAGAAACGATACGCATGGTCGAGGAACAAAAAGACAGGATGCATCCAAAAGGGGTGCACACAAAATAAAAAGGGTGCATACAAAAAAGAAGCCGTTGCGGAGGATGTAAGTCAGGTCGTGATCAACGATGAACTTACCGATCAGCAGCAGCTTTTTTGTTTGTACCAATCCAGAATGTTTAATTATACGAAAGCTTACATGAAAGCTTATCCAGGATGTACTTATGCATCTGCTGCCGTATTAGGAAGCAGGCTTATGAAGAATCCAGTGATCAGAAAAGAGATTGAACAGCTAAAGCAGAATCATATGAACAGGGAACTGTTAAAGCAGGAAGATATCTTTCAAAAGTACATGGATATTGCGTTTGCAGATGTGACAGATTATGTATCGTTTGGGCGAGAAAATATTCAAGTTATGGGCGCTTTTGGTCCAGTAATGGTAGAAAACAAAGAAACTGGAGAGAAGGAAGTTCTCGAAAAAGAAGTCAATACTGTGAAATTCAAACAATCTGAAGATGTTGATGGAACGCTGATCACGGAAGTGAAGCAAGGAAAAGACGGAGCGAGCATTAAGCTGGTTGATAAGATGAAAGCTTTGCAATGGCTTGCAGACCATATGGATATTGCTACAGCTGAACAGAAAGCTAAGATTGAGCAGATCAGAGCTAAGACAGAACAAATCAGACACAGTGAAACTGATACAGGAGAAGATGCAGTTCAATCTTGGATGGATGCTGTAAAAAAAGCGAGGGAATCAAATGGATGATAGAGTATTACATGATTTTCTTGTAGAGAGTATTCCTTTATGGCAGCAGAATCCGGTTCAATTTTTTGAAGAAGTTCTTTCTTTTTATCCGGATGAATGGCAGAAAGAGGCAGCATTTGCTTTAAGAAATAATTCGAAAGTAACGATAAAATCCGGACAGGGTGTTGGAAAGACAGGATTTGAAGCGGCAACGCTGCTGTGGTTCTTAAGTTGCTTTGAGAATGCAAGAGTTGTTGCAACAGCCCCGACACTTCATCAGCTGAACGATGTTTTATGGGCAGAAGTTTCAAAATGGCAGAGCAATTCTCCGTTATTGAAAGAAATACTGCAATGGACCAAAACAAAAATATCTATGATCGGCAGTAAAGAACGTTGGTATGCAGTAGCAAGAACGGCAACCACACCAGAAAACATGCAAGGATTCCATGAGGATAATATGCTATTTATCGTTGATGAAGCTTCTGGTGTTGCAGATCCGATCATGGAAGCAATCTTAGGTACTCTGACAGGATCAAATAATAAATTGCTGCTTTGTGGAAACCCGACAAAAGCAAGCGGTACATTTTACGACAGCCATACATCGGATCGTAAATTATATTATTGCATCACTGTAAACTCAGCAGAATCTAAAAGAACTAATAAGGACAACATTGATTCTCTGATCAGGAAATATGGAGAAGAAAGTAATGTTGTCAGAGTCAGAGTAAAAGGATTGTTTCCCAAACAGGATGATGATGTTTATATGCCCTTGGAAATGTTGGAAGCATCGATCATTTTGGAAGAGATACCACCGGCTGATATTTGCACTTTGGGAGTCGATGTGGCTCGCTTTGGTGACGATGACACAGTGATCGCAAGAAATATGAATAACAAGATCACACTAGAAAAGATTAGGCATGGTCAAGATCTAATGAAAACTGTAGGAGATGTTGTTGTAGAGTGTAGGAACATCAAGGAAAAGTTTAAATATAAAAAAACAATATATGTGATCATAGATGATACTGGTCTTGGTGGAGGAGTAACAGATCGTTTGAATGAATTAAAATCGGAAGGAAAGCTATCTGGTGTAGTTATCGTTCCGGTTAATTTTTCTGCTGCCGTTCCAGACAAGAAAGCAGCAGAAAAATATCATGATATCACATCTTATGCATGGTCCATATTAAGAGATATGTTAGAAGAAAAAGAAGCAGTATTACCAAATGATACAGAGCTTCTCGCACAATTAAGTGCGAGAAAATATGATCTTAGTTCATCAGGGAAGATACGGCTAGAATCGAAAAAAGCAATGAAAGAACGCATCGGAGAGTCTCCGGACCGGGCGGATGCTGTTGTTTTATCTTGCTACAGAAACAAAATTAAACCAATCAGTGTTCCAGGAAGTGATGTTGGAACAAAAGATAGTTACTGGAGGTGAAATAGCATTGTATGATGAAATAGGTCGCATCGGTCAAAACCGGTGGGGCGGTAGCTTTTACGAAGAATTTCTCCCAGAGTTGAGAGGTCAACGAGGAGTAAAGGTATATACGGAAATGGAGTCTAACGATGATGTAATCGGAGCGATCATATTTGCGTTGGATACATTGCTTAGACAGGCACAGTTTTCCGTAGAGCCACAGGGAGACGATCAAAAGGACATAGAGGCAGCAGAGTTCGTGGAGTCTTGCATGAATGATATGCAGAGCACATGGACTGACACAGTATCTGAAATCCTATCATTCCTTACATACGGCTGGTCGTATCATGAGATCGTATATAAGAGGAGATCAGGGCGAACAGGGAACCCTAAGACGAACAGCAAATATGACGATGGTTTGATTGGATGGAGAAAGCTTCCTATCCGATCACAGGATTCTCTGTATCAGTGGGAGTATGACGATGAAGATAATCTTATCGGCATGACGCAGATGCCACCGCCAAATTTTGGACTTTATACGATCCCACTGGAAAAGGCAATCCATTTCAGAACCCGATCCAGAAAAGGAAATCCAGAAGGAAGGAGTATCCTGAGAAATGCTTATCGTTCTTGGTACTTCAAAAAAGGTATCCAAGAGTTTGAAGGAATCGGGATCGAAAGAGATCTTGCTGGTATACCGATGATCACACCGCCAGAAGGTATTGACTTGTACAATCCAGATGATCCGGAAGGTTCAAGGATGTTAACCTGGGCTTATAGTTTGGTAAAGAATGTCCGACAAGACAAAAGTGCTGGAATCGTGTTACCACCGGGATTTAAGTTCGAGCTTGTTTCCACAGGTGGAAGCAGACAGATTGATACGAACGAGATCATAAAGCGTTATGATAGCCGCATAGCAATGACAACGCTTGCGGATTTTATTCTGTTGGGGCATGAACACACGGGATCATTTGCATTGTCCGATGATAAGACAGAGCTATTTGCTGTAGCGATTGGATCATACCTTGACATTATCTGTGAAACGTTTAATAACCAAGCGATCCCAAGATTGATTGATCTAAACGGAGAACATTTCAAGGGGATCACAGACTACCCGAAGATGGTTCACGGAGATATTGAAAAGATCGACATGAACAAATTAGCACAGTACATCCAGACGATGGTTGGCACTGGTGTATTGATTCCAGACGACGAATTGGAAACATATGTTCGAGAAGCCGCTAATTTGCCACCAAAGGTAGCTAACGATGAAAGATTCATTGATCCTGACAGAGAAGATCAGCAGACAAACGATCTTGGATCACAGGGAAATAATGTACACCCAGAGAACAATCAGGACGTTGCCGAAGATGATGGAAAGGTACAGGAAGCCAAGAAACGATTAGGAAGGAGCTGATTATATGTTCCTATTCCGAAAGGTTAAGAAGCGTGGATCGATGAAGCCAAATGATGTGAAAGAAGCATTAGAGAGGTTTCTTAATAGCAGCAGTCCAGAATTAACACGCTTGCTGGTCAGGTATTGGAAGGATCAGCAGACGGTTTTTACATTTAAAGAGATCAGAGAAGCTATTCAGGCTGGTGTGATCTCCAAGAAATCTGTAGAAGAATGGCAACAGGATTATTCAAAACTGGTTCATGATAAGATTGTACCAGAGATGGTTAAAGCAATGAAAGCTGGTGCTAAAAATCAAAACCAGCACAAAGGAATAGACATTGGATATAAATTTGATGCAGATCATTGGGCGGTATCTGATTGGTTGGAAAATCACACAGCTGAGCTTGTAACGAATTGTACAAGGGTACAGAAAGATGCAATTCAGTCAATGATCGATATCGGAATAAGAAAACATATGGGAACAGATGAGCTTGCAAGGTTTATCCGTCCCTGTATTGGTTTAACAAAGCCACAGACTCAGGCAGCTATGAAGTATTATGAGACGATCAAGGCAGAGTTGGAGAAGAAACACCCAAGAACAAAGCCAGAAAAGATTGAACAGATGGCAAGAAACAAGCAGATGAAGTATGCAGAACGTCAGCTCAGAGAAAGAGCAAAGACGATCGCACAGACCGAAAGAGCGTTTGCATATGAGTATGGCAGATATCAGCATATAAAGAATCTTGTCGATCAAGGCATATTGCCACCACAGGATAAAAAATGGTCTGCAACGGACAGTGAGAATACATGCAGCACATGTAGAGAACTGAACGGCAAAGTTGTTGGAATGGACGAAGAATTCACTCCAGGAAAGTTGCTTCCGCCACTGCATCCGAGGTGTAAATGCTGTGTGATGTATGTCGATTCAAAATCTATGGCAGCAGCGTATGAAGCAGAAGATGATGAACTGAGAGAGTACACTACAGAAGAAATAGAAACTTATGCTGGTAAAATGTCAGAGATCGCAGATAAACATCTTGATCTTGAAAACTCCTGGAGTGGAAAGGTCGTAGTCGATGATAATTCTGGTATTTATGGAATCCAGTGGAACGGAGATATTATAACCAGACATGAAACAGCCCCACATATTTTGTTACATGAACAGTTACACGCTAGATCAGTTACAAAATATGATCGTAAAATGTATAAACAGTATGAGAACATGGAAGAGGGTTCGGTACAGTTTGCAGCACAGGAGATTAGCAAGAAAGAGAATATACAAATTCTTGAATCACAGTACGATCATATGACAGAAGCTTTAAGAAATATAAATAAAGTTGCTGGGTTATTTAAAAATGATTATGATTTTGCAATGAAGCTTATTTCTGTTCCGTTACCAGATAGGTATGACTGGCTGAATAATATGATCTATGATAAAATGATGTTATCAGGAAATATTGAAGATTATCAGAAGGTATCGCACTGGATGGAGGCTTTAGAAAATGGAAAAACATCTTGAATTAAAAGAAAGATTCGATCAGCTAATGAAACAAGATATGGATGTATCAGAACACGAACAAGAATGGTTTGAATTACTGGACGACATGCATGAATGGTTAAAGGATAAGACAATTCCGAGAAATATTCGTAGGCAGTTTGAACCTTTAGGGATGTTAGAAGTAACTATGAAAATCTGTGACGGAATCCATTATGCAAATGGAACTGGACGATATGCAAAGAAAGAAGAATGATGAAGTACAAAGCAATAGAGCAGACAGTTCAGGCAGTGCAGATCACACCTGATATTGAGATGATCGCCCCTGACTGGTTTACAAAGAAAATGAATACCGAAGAAATTATGATAGATCGTGCACAGTGTAACGGAGCAATCTCCGTTATTGGATGTACGATCTATTTTAATGTGCGGAAATATAAAGGCAGCAGACTTGTTGCAAGAATAGGAGACTATGTTGTAAAAGATTCAGTCGGTCGATTAAATGTAGTTCGTAAGAATGACTTTGATCGGCTGTATAAGAAGGAGGAAGCATGAGATATTTTAACGATTATATACGATCCCCAGCACAGACACAGGACAGTATACGAAAGTACTTAAATCGAGTAGATATTACTAAGAAGGACGAAGAAAAGCAGTACGTCTTTGGATGGGCTAAGATCGCCATTGATGAAAATGGAAATCAGCTGGTTGACCGCCAGAATGATTTAATTGATCCGGAAGAACTAGAACAGACAGCATACACCTATGTAGAGTTCTATCGTGAAGCCGGAGAGATGCACGAGCGAGGCGGTGCAGGCGTTTTAATCGAGAGTATTATATTCACTAAGGAAAAGATGAAAACTCTCGGTATAGAGGAAGGTACGTTGCCTGAAGGCTGGTGGGTTGGTTTCCATATCACAGACGATGAAGTATGGGCAAAGATCAAAGACGGAACTTATACGATGTTCAGTATTGAGGGCAAAGCGAAACGTATTGAAGTCGAGGAGGAAGAATGATGGACAAATATATCGGTGCAAAATTGATTCAGGCAGAACCAGAAAGAAATCCAGTCACAAAGGAGATCACAGGATACAAGGTTGTATACCCAGATGGGTACGAATCATGGTCTCCGAAAGATGTTTTTGAGAAAGCATATATGAAAGTGAATGATAATAAAAATCTTCCATCTGGAGTAAGTATCGGACCAGAAATGGTCGATGATTTTATTGCATCTACGGAGACAATCACGATGGGAGAGACAACAACAGTTGTTCGTTGTGTGCTTCGAAATGGTTTTGATATCGTGGAATCATCTTCGTGTGTTGATCCAAAGAATTACGATGAAAAGATCGGCAAAGATATTTGCATGGGAAGTATCAAAAACAAGATCTGGGAACTGTTAGGATTTTTGCTGCAACAGGCGTGGCAAGGAATTAACTAGGAGATGATCGCATTCTTAAGATTAAGAAATCACACCGACAGGATGAATGGATCGTGTACAATCCTGATTGCTTTGAATTGCATCATACGCACTGTAGGAATAAAAGAGTTGCGATCGCAATCAAGAAGAACGTGGAACGTAGAAGAGTTCCAACGTCCAGAAATTTAAGGACCTTGGAAAGCCACATAAGGCTGACAGGGAACAAGAACTATAAAAGAAAGATTCAGAAAATTATTGAGGAAGTGAAAGCCGAAAAGGAAGGTGGTAAACAATGGACTTAAATCAAAAAGACATCCACTGTATGGCAAGGATCATTCAAAGTTCTGTCTTTGCAAAAGGGCAGATATTTTATGGCTGCCAGTATTGCAAATACTGGAATGATGGTTGCGAAGAATATGTAAATTCTAAAGCAAAGAGTGGAGAATTTCACTACGATGTAATTATGAAAAAGCTCCAGCAGATCACAGGGTTAGATATGAGCCTAAATGCAAGTAATCTGCCAGAGAAATTTCAGCGTGATTTTACCAGTCAATCAACTGTGGAATTGTCTTATAAATAGGACATTGTTCAGTTGGACAGTTATTAGAATTTGAGCATTTAAAATTTACAAGTTTTCCTTGATTAGGATTGCCACCACATTGGAAAATCCTTTGATAAACAGCGTAATAATCACATTGATCGTTTACAGAACTGCAATACTTAATGTATTGAATTTGTTTAAATTCATTCATAAGAATATACCTCCTTCCTTTGATTACTTAGGCTATGCCTTGTATGTAGATTATAAGAAAGGCATGAGAAAATGACAAGGAAGTGAAATCTGAAATGAGAAACTGAAATTTATTCTAAAATTAAGTGAAATCTGAAATGAAAATAGACCATTTTGTAAAAAATGCAAATTGGTCTATTTTTTGTATCAAAAATGCAATTTTCGTGTTCAAAACTCGAAAAAGTGTCGTTAGAAAGGAGGAAACATGAAAACAAAAGGAAAGACAAAGCTGGAAGATCTGGAAGTAAAAAAGATCGATGCAGTAGACATTGGAGCAGATCAGAAAGCAAATATCCTGATTAAAAAGAGAGGAGGTGCAGAAGAACCGAAGGGAAACTTTTTCAAGCGATTCTTTAATGCGTTTTGTGACAGCTTAGGAGTAAATTCAGAAGATGTCAGAAAGTCCATGGAAGATGAAGCAACATCATTTGATGATGTAATGAATGAAAAGAAGATCTACGACGTGAGGGACCAGATCTGGAATGCCTGCAACTCTCTGGAACAGTCGATCGTGTCAATCTTACTCGATAAAGAGTGTGAGGATAAACAGGCAGCAATCGCACAGAGCATTGATCAGTTTAAGGCATTTTCGGATGATGCATCCAAGTCTTGGATCAAATTAGAACGTGCAGTAACAGACAAAGAAGATACTGTTGTTGCGGATGATTTTGAGATCGCAAAAATGCAAGAGGTAATTGAGAAATCTTGCGATTCTGAAACTATTAACAAAGAAAAAAAAGAAAAGGAGAATGAAATGGCATTTGATATTTCAAATATGACAGAGGAAGAAAAGAAAGAAGCATTAAAAGCATTACAGGCTGATGCAAGCAAAGAGAGTACTGAAAAAAGATTTAATTCCGGAGCTGGAGAAGATCAGATCCAGGAAGCAGTTAACAAAGCAATGAGTAACGCCATGGAAGATGTTACTAAGAACTTTTCTGACATGATGGCAAAGATCATGGAACCGATCCAGAAGAGAGCAGAGGAAGCAGAACAGAAGTCCTTAGAAGAAGTTGCTAAGAAGTATGAACTATTAGGGACAAAAGCGGAGGACTTAGTGCCAGTTCTGAAATCCATGAAGGAAACATCCGATGAAGCTTACAACAATTTCATTGCATCCATGGATAACAACCTTGCAGTGATCCAGAAATCAGGGTTATTTGAGGAAATTGGTAAGTCTGGTGGAGCTCACACAGGAAACAACGATACAGAAGGTGCTGCAAAGATGAATGCAAAGGTAGCAGAGATCAAGAAATCTATGCCGAACTTAACGGATGCACAGGCACAGGATATCGTCATGCAGAATGATCCTGAATTAAGAGCAATGTTCGACAAATAGGAAAGGAGATACAGAGAAGATGGCAAACAGAACATATGAATACAATCCGATCAATGATAGCCCAGTGATCGTTGCGACAGCTGGAGAAGCACTTAAAACAGCTGCAGCAGTCGTATTAACAAAAGATGGAGCGAAACTTCCTGAAGCTGGAAAGAAAGCAACAGGAATTGTGGTCCTTGAAGATGAGACAATAGCCAAAGGCGATGATATTACTGTTCAGATCAGAAATCAGGGCATGTGGACCGCTGGTGCAGCGTTTGATTCTGGAGATTTCCTTGCTGTAGATGCAGAGGGATTTTGTCAGAAGGCAACCACAGGGCAGTACATTTTAGCTATGGCACTTGCACCGGCAACAGCAAAAGGAGATATCGTAAGAGTTGCGATCATCCATGCTGGATACGAAGCGTAAATAAAGGAGGAATAGAATAAATGAGCACAGGACATAATAACGCAGCAGCAATCGCAGTTGATATTGCGAAAGGATGGAAACCTAACTATTACTTAACAAATATGGCAATGTCATATTTTCAGGCACCGGGAATGAATGTTGCACCAAGTATCTTTCCGATCCTTCCAGTGCAGGCAAGTACAGGAAATTACTATATTTTCAACAAGGAAGAGATTGCAAAAGATCAGGTAAGAAGAAAGCCTAAATACGGCAAAGTAGCACCAGCTGCATTCTCTCATTCAGACGGTACTTACAAATGCGAGGTAGATCAGGTTATCGTTGGAGTAGATAATATCACATCTCTTGATTACCAGAGAACAGGAGCACCAGCAACGATTGATCCAAGACGTGCAAAGGTAAGACAGATTTCGGAGCAGATGAATTTACATCTTGATATGATCTTTGCAAACAAGTTTTTCAATGCTAATGCATGGGGAAATGTTAAGACAGGAGAAACAACAGCTTCAACATCTAAACAGTTCGTGCGTTTCGACGATGCCAATGCTGATATCGTAGGTGCGTTTGACGATATGAAACAGGAAATGCTTTTAAACGGACGTAGATTACCAAACAAATTATGCTTAGGATATAAGACATTTAAAGCAATCAAGAATCATCCACAGTTCTTAGATCGAGTTGTTGGTTCAGGATCAACACCAAACCCAGCACTTGTAGACGAACAGGTAATTGCAGCGGTCCTCGGCTTTGAAGAGGTTAAAGTATTGTATTCAACATATAATGCAGCAGAGATCGGTCAGAAAGCCGATATGAAGTTTGTCTTTGACGACAGCAGTGCATTAATGACTTATGCACCAAAAGAAGTATCTTTGGAAGAACCATCCGCCGGATACATTTATACATGGGATATGTTAGGAAACGGACAGTGGATGGCTACATCACAATTTGACGGAGAAGGTGGAACTCATACAGAGTTCATCGAAGGACTTATGGCAACAGATATGAAAAAGACTTCCGATGATCTCGCAACATTCTTAACAGGATGTGTAGCTGAGTAGGAGGTGCTTAGTATGAATTATGTTGCATTAAAGCCAGTCAAATTTTGCGGTAGGCAGTATAAGGTCGGAGAAATTGTTCCAGAGGGTGTCGTAGATGAACGACGCTCTCTTTTCTTAAAGAAGTCTGGACACATTGCAGAAGCAGCAAGTGTAAATGGAGCAAATACAGAGAATTTAAGTGTTAACCCTAACACTTTATCAATTCCGTTATTACAATCAAAGCACGAGCTTGTAATGAACGCACAGAAGTTATCACAGTTCTTTGCAACCATCCAGAAAACAATGGATGAGGCAAAAATTGAGATTGCGACCATGACAGAGGAAGATGTACCGGTCTTAGAATTGCTGCATGAGATTGATTCAAGAAAAGGAATTAAGGCAGCGGTTGAAACAAGACTTGCTGATCTTTCCACTGATATTGATATTAGTCAGGCAATAGAAGAAACCGAAGAACCAGCAGAACAGCCGGAAGGTGGCGAGGAGAATGACGTATAACTATTTTCCAGATGAGATCAATACAAATGATGTTATGAAGATGCGGTTCGAATTGGCGGATACTGATGTATCAAAGGATGAAATGTCAGCTGCACTTTCCGATGAAGAGATCACAGCTGTATTAGAGCAGTATCCAGACAATTTTAAGATGGCAAAACTGAAATTGCTAGAACATATGATGTTCAAATACGGACAGGACGTAGACAATAGTGTTGGTCCTGTCTCTTTTAATTTTGGTAATCGAATGAATTTCTGGAAACAGCTTTATGATGATCTGAAAAAAGAAATTGCATCTTCCAGTGTTGGAATCAAGCCGTATGAGAAAGAAAAACGAGAGTATTTTTACGTTGGAATGATGAATCATCCTGGAGGTGGACGCTTTTGAAAATGACATCAATCGGTAGACCATATCAATATATGCAGTCTTTCCGTGTTTACTGGCAGGATACAGAAGTCATGGACGATGGCATGGTTGTAAAGGGCGATGAAAAAGAAGCCCCTGATGCGATCATAGACGGTATACTAGCCGAAGCAGATATGAAGACAATGGAAATCTGGAAACAAAACCAGACTCCGATCAGTCATACGATTGTGTCTTACCATCCAGTGGTTAAGCTAAGTAAGAACGATGTGTTACTGCTTGGCGATGATCCGTGCCATGATCGTAAGTTTATCGTGAAGGGTACAAAAGATCCAGCTGGAACAGGGCAGTTTTCCATCTATTATGTATTAGAAAGAAGTGATACAGATGGGCGTAGAAGCTGAATTTCAAGCATGTGCAAAGAATCTTGATGAAAGTATCAAAAGAGAGATGATGCGAAAGGGTGCAATGGCAACAAACACCCTTAGAAATATTGAGATCGAAGTATTGTCGAAAGGCGGTTCTGGAAAGAAATACAAACGGCTTCCGAATAGATCATCCGCACCGGGAGAAACACCAGCACCACAGTCTGGAAAGTTACGTCAGGACTGGGATGATCAAACTCTGATTGAAGGAGATCAAGTTACAAGCCGGATAAAAAGTAATTCAAAACACGCTGAATGGCTGGAAGGTGGCACAAAAAAGATGGCAAAACGACCATTTATTGATCCAATTAAGAAGAAAGCAGAGCCGGAGATTGTAAAGATCTTCGGTTCAGATTTTGAGGTAACTCTATGAAAGAAATAATTTTCAAGTACTTAAAAAGCCTGAATATTAACGGATTGGCTACGTTCAAAAATGGACCAGCAATATTTTTGGATCAGGCACCTGATGATTCTGATTCAAGGTGGGATGGTTCGCAGTATGGGCGTATCATCTATGGGCTGAATTTGAAAGATGATTCAGAGCGTAAGGTTTCTGGAACGATGGAGATTGCAATAGCGTATCTGTTTAATAATCAAGGATATAAGAACTTGCTTGAAGCGAAGAAGATCCTGAAAAAAGCGTTTGAAGGAGTTTTCTTGACCGATGAAGATACAACGATTTCTCTTGTATGGAGAAAGTCAGAATCATTTCAGGAAGCAATCGAAGGGCAAATGGATGTAGAAGTATGTGGATCAGTGTTGACATTCGATGCATATGCTTTTCCAAAACATTCATACCTTCCGCTGGATGCAGTCGGTTCTTTGGCAAAACACATTGATGAGAACTGGAACGTGACAGTGATCAATAACACGGAACTTGACGAAATCTGGAAGCCGGATGATGAAGAAGTGGTTGTTTATACTAGACTGGATTCTATGCAGCCAGGAACGTTCCCATCGACATATGCTTGTACATGGTTTACAAACAACATCAAGGTACATGTGATCTCCGGATCGGATGTAAATGCTGATCAGTTTGTTATGAACTTGCTGCAAGATTTACAGGAAAGAGAGCGGTTCGTTATGAATGATGGATCGCCGTTTTTTGTAAATCAGCTGGCATACAGCACGAAACTTGATCCATTAAAAGATGGACAGGTAACGGTAAGAGGTCAGTACGGAAAGCTACGAGATGTTGAAACAGTCGATGAATTAAAGACAATTACGATAAGTTAGGAGGAAACAATGGCAGAAAAGAAAGACGAAACAAAAACAGTGCCAGAAGTTACTTATACTGTGGATGAATATGCAGAAAATCCACAGGTGTTAGGAGTATCACAAGATATTATCCGAACAGCATTTGCAAGGGCAGGTGTTAAAGAAGCAACGCAGAGCACAGCAAAGAAACTTGTAGATACATTTAAGAAGAAGGAGGTATAAGAACTTGTCCGGATTATTTTTAAAAGGCGAGAAAAAGGAAAGAGCTGGAGTTTATCGCAGACATGAGCAGATCACAAATAATGGTGTAGCATCCGCAATGAACGGAGTTTTCTGTATTCCGGTTCATGCAGATTTTGGTCCAGTTGGAGAGATTCAGAAGATCACATCAAAGAGTGATCTTCTTTCACTTTATATGGAGAGTGGAACGATCGATGCAGCGGTAAAACTGTTTGATGCAGGTGCTAACACGGTATATCTTTACCGTCTTGGAACTGGTGGTAAAGAAGGAAGCCTGTCCTTACAGACAACCACAGCCACAAATGCAGTTACATTAAAGACAAAATATCCAACCGCTTTGAAATTCTCCGTAACTGTAAAACAGAAATTAGGAGATGAAACGACAAAAGAGTGTTCCGTTTACAATGGGGCAACACTTGTTGAGAAAGTAAGCTTTATCGCTGGTGCGGATGTAAATGAGGCTGCAAATCTGGTGGAAGCAATGAAAGACAGCAAGTATTTATCCGCAGAACTTGTTTCTGGAGCATCCGGGATCATGCAGACGGTTGCACAGCAGGCTTTGGCTGGTGGATCAGCACCGGCAGTCACAACAGAAGATTACAGCAATGCGTTTAATGCATTCGAAACTTATGCTTGGAATGTACTGGTGCTTGATACAGTCGAAGAAGATGTTAAAGCATTAGCGAAGACATACATGGAAAGAATCCATTCAAACGGTGCATTGGGTGTTTGCGTACTTGGAGAAGCGGCAGGAAAGTCACTTGCTACAAGAAAAACGAATGCAAAATCCTATAATGCACCATATTTTATTTACTGCGGTAGCGGATATTATAATACTGCCGGAGATAGGGTGGAAGGATACCTTGCTGCAGCAGTTCAGGCAGGTGTGATTGGATGCAAAGATTCAAGTACATCAATTGTACATACAGAGATTCCAGATGCGGAGTCATGCATTGAACAGCTGACGAATGAACAATATGTCGATGCGATCAAATCTGGATTGCTTCTTTTGTCAGAAGGACAGGAAGGACAGGTCTGGTTTGATTCAGGAGTGAACACATATACAGTTCTGGATGAGGACGATGACGAAGGATGGAAGAAGATCAAACGTACAGCTGTCCGTTATGAAGCTTTTGACCGTATCAATCGTACATTAGAACCATTGATCGGTAAGATCAGCAACAATGCAGCAGGCGTTGATAATGTAATTCAGGAAGCTAAAAAAGTACTGGCTGAAATGAACAGAGAAGGAAAGATCTTAGATACTTACGAATTTTATGAGGATACAGAAAATCCACATGCAGCGGATTATGCATACTTTATTATCCGCATTGATGACGTTGACAGCATGGAAAAGATCTACTTAACATATCAGTTCCAGTATATCGCACAGTAGGAGGTGTTATATAGATGAGTGGAAAAGGTTTTGATACTAGAAAACTTATGACAGGAAAAGACGGAAAGCTTTTTATCACACTTGATGGAGTTTCCATCTGGTTTGCATCCGTGGAAGAGTTCGCAGTCGGAATGAATTTTTCAAACGTAGATTTCCATCCGGCAGGAGATGTACAGACATATGGAGTTCCAGACAGTGTTAAATTTACAGCATCGTTCACTGAAGCTGTAGTAAGAGATGATTTAACAATCGTACCAATGCTGAATGCGATAAAAAATGGGAAAATTCCTACATTCAGCTTACGGGGTGGTGCTACAGAACCACTTGCTGGTGGCGAAAGCATGTTTCTGTTAGATGAATGTGTTCCTGACGGAGATACAAACATTCTGGAAGTAAAACCGGGAGAAATCATAAAGAGACAGTGCCAGTTTATTGTTAACAGTGTACCAGATTGTATTAAATCATTGGCAGCATAAAGAAAGGATAAGAAAATGGCAGAGAAGAAAACAAATATCAATGTAACAGAAGAAAATGAAATGGACCTTATCACTGGTCTGTTAAAGGCAGCAGAGTATAAGACAGAGGTAAGCCAGACATTAAATATTCAAAGAAACGGACAGAAATTGTTTAAATTCGATATTCGTCCATTATCTTTTGATGAAATCACTGATTGCAGAAAGAGAGCAACAACTTATATGCCGAATCCGGGTGGAGCATCACTTCCATTAATTGAGAAAAGCGTAAGCAATGCAGATTACATGGCATGGCAGATTTACATTGCAACAGTTCCGGAAAGTGATGGAACAAAATTCTGGGATAATCCAGCATTAAAAGAAGGACTGAACAAAGCTGGTCACATGGTTATGACACAGGCAGAGATCATTAAGGAAATTCTTACAGCTGGAGAACTTGAAGCAGTCAGCGACAAGATTGAAGAGTTATCCGGCAGTGGTACAAATGTCATTGATTATGCAAAAAACTAATTAAGTCCAGTCCGTTAGCTTCTCTGCTTGCAGAAAATTATTTACGGACTGGAATGTTGCCATCAAAAGCCCTTGATCTCCCAGAAGGAGAGAGGGCTTTTATCTTTGCAGCACTTATAACAGCTATGGAAGGAGGCGATGCATAAATGGCAAACAAAGAAATTGTGATCGATGTTGTATCGGAATATTCCGACCATGCGTCTTCTGGCCTACAGCAAACAGGGAAGAATGCAGAGAAAGCATCACGAGAGATGGACAAGCTTGGAAAGAAGCGTGCAAAGCCAAAATTAGGACTTGAAGATAAAGCAAGTCCAGTCCTTGACAAGTTTGGTAAAAAGGGAGACGGGCTCGGTAAAAAGACCTGGACTCCAAAACTTGGATTAAAAGACACTGCAACAGCAGGGATCAAAAAAGCTATGAGTGCTGGTATGAGTTTTGGTAGAAAGACTTTTTCAGCAGTCCTAAAAATCAATGACAAGGTAACAAGTCAGATCAAAAAAATCCCAAGTGTTATATCTAAGATCAAGAATTCTATATTTTCACTAAAAACTTTGGCTGGTGGAGTTATGACTGGAATTGCTGCAAAGAAATTGATAGCTGATCCAGTATCATTAGCAGACGAATTTCAGACATATCAAATTGGCTTTGAAACAATGCTGAAATCTAAAAAGAAAGCTACGAAGTTTATGGATAGTGCGAAGAAATTTGCATCTGTTACTCCGTTTGACACATCGGCCGTAGTATCAAATGCTCAAAGGATGTTGGCTTATGGATTCTCTGATAAAGACATTATTCCTGACCTGACGAAGATTGGTAATGCATCCGCAGCACTTGGAGCTGGAGAAGAGGGTATCTCTCGAGTATCCAGAGCTTTAGGTCAGATGAAAACAAACGGAAGATTGAACGCAGAGGACATGAATCAGCTGACAGATGTCGGTATAAACGCATGGAAGTATCTTGCTGATGCAGAGGGTAAATCCATAGCCCAGATCAGAGAAATGTCTCAAAAAGGCGAAATCAGTGGAGACAAAGCAGTTAAGACAATCCTTAATGGGCTGAAAGAATTTGATGGAATGATGGACAAAACATCTAATTCGACGGTTTCTGGATTAATGTCAAATATTAAAGATACGTTCGACATAAACATTGTTTCTAAATGGGGAAAAGGTCTCCAGAAGGGAGCAACGAAAGGTTTAGGAGAATTTGCAGACTATCTTGATAAATCCGATGCAAAACTAAGAGAAGCTGGAACATCACTTGAAAAACTTGGAGAGTATGCAAGTACATCTGTATTCAAGGGACTTGAAAAGGCTGGAGATAAGATCGACGATCTTATTAGTATGCCAAAATTCCAAAATGCTTCAATCGGTGGCAAGATTAGTATTGCTTGGGATGAACTGATTGTAAATCCGTTTTCTAAGTGGTGGGATTCTAAAGGAAGACCGGCGATCGTTAAAAAGATTACTGGGATTGGAAAAGATATTGCTAAAGCTGGTGGAAACTGGTTCAAGGAATCTCTTAAGGATCTGTTACCAGGCGGAGATAAAGCTGGTATCGAAGATTATTTAGCTGGATTTCTTGGATTATCTGGAGGGCTAAAGCTGTTTAAAGGTGGAAAAAGTCTATACGATCTGATCACTGGCGGTTCTGGAGGTGGAGGAAAAACAAATCCTTTGGGAGATTCTATTGGAACAATCAATGTGTCCGCGGCAGTTGTAAATGTGAACGGAGGAATTGGAAACGGAAATTCTACAATACCGGGAACAAATCCGACAGGTAATAAAGAAATCTGGTTACCAGAAAGCGTAAAGCGAAAAATGCAACAAACTGAACCGAAAACACCATCTGGACCGACAAGGACACCGGGTGGCTTGTTTGGTTTAGGCGGTTCTGGTGTCACGCTGAAAAATGGAGAAACCGTAGCTGCCACTGGATGGAAAGCATGGCTTGGAAATCTAGGCGTAAAACTTGGATCAGGTGCAGCGACCGCTGGTGGAGCAGCAGCCGTTGGAGGTGCATCTTTATTAGGTGGAGCTTTAGGGATTGCTGGAATAGGAAGTGCAGCTGGTAATATTTATAACGCAGTGACCTCAAAAGATTCAGCCACGAAGAAGAAGGAAGCCTATAGAGGTGGCACGAAACTTGGAATGGTTGGAGGTGGTGCAGCCGCCGGAGCAGCCATAGGAGCTGCCTTTGGTGGTGTTGGAGCAGTTCCGGGAGCATTTATTGGTGCTGGAATTGGTGGAATTGGTGCAATCACAAAAGGAAATAAGTTCGGCGATTCCCTTAGAAAGTTTGTATCCAGCCGAAAGAATGCACTGAAAAACAGTAATTCTATGACGGCAAAGAGTCAGGAATATTGGAAATACAGTAAAGACAGTATTAGCAGTGTTAATCCAAAAGGAGCAAAATACAAAGAACTGGCAAGTTCCGTACAGAAAGCTTACGAGGAGAATAAGAAAAACACAAAACAAACGAATGTTGGATCAAAGACGACAAAGATTTTTTCAGGTGCTACGAATGCAGCTGGTGGAAAAGTCAGCAGCTTAGGTGGAATGTCCGCAACAGCTGGAGGAATGCTGGGAACGATGGGTTCTATGTCGCTTGCAGCTGGTGGCAACTTACAAAGTGCTGGAAGTTCCGCATTATCACTTGCAGGTGCCTTAGCATCCGCCGCCTCAACGATTGCTTCTGCAGCAAGTACAACCGCAGTACAGGCAAATGCAATCAGCAGTATTACAAGCGGAAGTTATCTAAGTAATAGCGGTTCTTCAAAATCTGGTAAAAAGAAAACAAGCAAAAAGACATCATCCGCACCGAAAGTACAGACAGCCTTACCGAAAAATGGGAAGTTCTTTCATAATGCGAAAGGTAGCTTGGTAAGAGGACATATCGTTTCAGAGCTTGGAGAAGATGGAAACGAAATGGTTATCCCACTTTCTAAACATCGAAGCCGTGCATTATCTCTCTGGAATCAAGCAGGACAGATTTTAGGCGTTACAAAGCATGCCAAAGGTGGACTTGTTGGAGGATCATCCGGATCAGGAAAAGCTTCGTCTGGTAGCAGTCAGCCAGTGATCAACGTTGGTGGTATTACGATCAGCGTCAATGCATCTGGAAATGACGGCATAGTTGATGCTATCAAAAACTCTAAAGGAGAGATCGCAGATACTATTATGCAGGCGATCGCAGATGCAATCGGATCAACAGCAAGTAACAGAACAGCGGAGGTAATGTAAATGGACATATATATTACTGGAAAAAATTCAAAAGGGAATGATCAGAAGATACAAATTCCGATCATTCCTGAAGAAATTGAATCATCAATCGAAGGTAAGTTTGCAGAATATGATATCTATAAATTAGGTCAGGTCAGTGTTCCGAATGGTAAAAATCTTTCAGAACTAAGCTGGGAATGTTTTTTCCCCGGAGAAGCAAGAAAAGGCATGAAATTTGTTCGTAAGTGGACTGATCCAGCAACCTTAGATGCACTGATGAAATACTGGGCTAAGTATGGGAAAGTGGTAAATGTCTGTATTACAGGAACGAAGATCAATGTTGATATGCGTGTTTCAGAATACGATTCTACGGTCAAAAGCCTGAATGATTATTACTACACGGTAAGATTTATTGACTACGAAAAAATAAGTGTTTCCTCAACGAAAAGAAGTACCAAAACCACAAAGAAAAAGGTCAAAGTAAAGAAAGGACAAACATTACGGAAACTTGCAAAAAAATATCTTAGGTCCAGTAAAAAATACAAGGTTATTTATAATGCAAATAAGAAACTGATTGATTCTAGGAATAAAAAGGAACGTAAGAAACATCCAAAGAAAAAGATCAGCAAATATACGATCTATAAAGGTCAGGTGCTTGTGATTCCTGTTCCAAGCAGTAAATCAGTTTCTAATTCCAAGGTTGAGGAATTAAAGAAAGCAATGAATAAAGATGGCTACTCGAAGCTGAAAGTTGATAAAAAGCTGACATCTTCGATGAAATCAGCCATGAAAAAGATCACGATTCGAACCGGAAGAAAAGGACAGGTCGTAAAATTTGTCCAGAAAATGGTTGGAGTCAAACAGGATGGTGCTTGCGGATCTAAGACAGTAACAGCGATTAAAACTTACCAACGTAAGCACAAATTAACAGTAACTGGTGTTGCTGATTATAAAACACTGTTAAAAATGATAGGAGGATAGGAAGATATGCCAAGTTTAGGAAATCCACTGTATAAAGCAGTTGTAAAGACGGCTTCGGGGCAAGAATACGATCTATACAAATCGAAAGTTATACAGGACCTGACAATGTCTGATGATCCTGATTCGCTGGCAAAAGAGGTCAGCTTAACAGTAATGAACGCTACGAAAAATGGTGTAACACTTGCGACATTGATTCAACCATCAGACCGATTATACATATATGCGAATGTTGGCCATGGAGATTTTGAAGTGTTTCGAGGTGTGATCTGGGATAGAGACAGGGTTACCGATACAGAAAAAAAAGTAACATTTACAGCCTATGATTACTTGATCTATATGATGAAATCTCAAGATTATTTTTATTACAAAAAGGGGCTAAGCACAAAAGAGATTGTAAAAAGAATCTGTACGGCATGGAAGTTGAAACTGAAATACAGTTACGGATCAATCAAAAATAAAAGGATCAAACCAGTACAGAAGAATATTGGAGATATGATCGTATATGTGCTGAACAAGGCGAAAAGCAAACTTTCCAGCCGATATATTTTTACGATTGAAGGAACTACAGTGATTGTCAAGTATGCCAATACTAATACAACGATTTATAAGATTGAGGAAGGAAAGAATGTAATATCCATAGAGGTTAAAGTAACAATGGATGATATCGTTACAAAGATAAAGATCTACGGAGAAGCAAAGAAAAAGTCAATTCCTAAACTTGCATCAATGTCTAAGAATACATCGAAGTTTGGAACGATCCAAGAAATTATGGATAAAGACAAGAAAGAGAAACTTTCGAAAATAAAGAAACAAGCACAAAAGAAATTGAAGAGCAGTGCAAAGGTTAAGTATGAATACATAGTAACGGCGATTAGCAATCCGAAGATCAAACGTGGAGACACCGTTTATGTTGGATGTGGTACCGCTGGACTGAAAGGAAATAAAACAGTAAAAAGTATTACGCATGATTGTGTTGCTGGTACGATGGACGTTGTTTTTTACTAAAGGAGAGTTTTATGCAGAGAAATGGAAGAAAAAATTTTATCCGGGCAATCGAACAGATTTCTAAAGGAAACCAAAGTGCAGCGGATGTTGTTGCAGAACTTGGAACTATGAAAGACGGAGGGATTCTTCCTGACTCTTATCCAGAAAGTGCAGAACCTGATGACGATTTTTTGATGTTATCTGATGCAAAAGTAAGTGATGGCGATCGAGTATTACTGATCTGGACAGATGCAGAGGAAATCGTTGTGATCGGTAAAGTGGAAGGAGATGAAGAAGATGCCGGATAATCTTTTCCCAGAGGAATATGAAAATGAAGAAGAATATTTTGAAGATGAAGAGAATGAAGGAACTGAGGAAGAAAATACAGAAGAAGAGGAAGATGCAGGTTATAAACCCAGCATCTTTTTTGATTTTGATACTGGAGACTTTGTTACGCTTCACGATGGAAAATTAAAAGAGGCATCTGGGTTCGAGGCGTGGGTGCAATGGTGTTACAAAACGATCATGACACAAAGATACGCTCATGAAGGATATTCCACCGACATTGGGATTGACTATGAAAGTGCCTTGCAAGCGGATAGCCGTGAAGAGGCAGAAAGCATTTTACAAAGAGAAATCGAAGAAGCATTGATGGCTGATCCGTCCGAAAGAACTTTGTACGTTGGGAATATTATGTTTCAATGGGAAGCAGAACATTGTCTTGTAACAGTACAGGTGCAGGGTATTGATGGAGATATAGAAATACAGACACAATTTGAAAGTGAGGTGGTCTAAAAATGGCATTGGAAGCAGAAGAACTAGAATTGCCAGATTTCCTGAATAATTCGAGTGAAGAGGAAATCCATGAAAAGATGCTTAGCAATCTTCCAGAAGATATTGATAAATCCGAAGGCGGTTTTCCTTGGGATTTTACACGTCCGACAGCGATTGAGATAGCAGAGCTAAAAGAATATGTGCTTGTGGAAGTATTGAAAAGTCTTTCGCCGGTAACCTGTGAAGAATCTTACCTATTGGATTACCACGCTGATGGAAGAGGTCTTGTACGAAGAGAATCGGTAAATTCAACAGGATATGTGACTGTTACAGCAAAAGCCGGTCTTGTTATTCCTTTAGGATATGGTTTTTCTACAGAAGCAGATGACGAAGGAAATACGATAGATTTTGTAACAACAGAGGAAGTTACGGTCGATTCTCTTGGAAATGCAAAGATTCCAATTGAGGCAGCAGAAGGAGGATCTGCAAGCAATGTTGGAGTAAATACGATCGTATTACATACTGGAGATGAGACAGGAGAACTGCTCGATGAAATAATCTCTGTTACAAATGAGGAAGCTGTTACAGGCGGTTTGGATGAAGAGGACGATGATACTTTAAGAGAACGAATTGTTGAGTATGATCGAAGCCATGACATTTCCTATGTTGGGAATGTGGCAGACTATAAACGATGGGCATTGTCAGTTCCCGGTGTTGGTGCAGTTACTGTGATACCAGCAAAAGATGACTCTGGAATAATCAAGATCATCTTAATGGATCAGAACGGAGTACCAGCATCGAAGCAGATTCAAGATGCTGTGTATGATTATATTATGCGTCCAGATAGTGAATCAGATCGCTTAGCACCGCCCAATGCTGTATTAGAGATAACGGCTCCTGAAACAGTAGTAGTTAACATATCAGCTGTGGTTTATTTGAGAGAAGCAGAAATTGGCGATGTGCAGAATGATTTGAAAGCTGCACTTCAGTCATATTTGTTAAATGTTTCATCGAATGATAGTGCGGTTAGAATATCAGCGATCAACAGTATCCTTGGAGCTGTATCAGGTATCTATGATTATGACAGTGTACAAATCAATGGAGTGTCAAAAAATGTAGACCTTGAATCTGGACAAATGCCGGTTTTAGGAACAGTAACAATAACGGAGGGATGATACTATGTGGTATAAAACAGACCTTATGGAGCAAATCCTGACGAGTGAAAGTGCAAAACAAATGATTGACTATGTATCGCCGATTTATGGGAAATCAAGAATCGGACTTTGGCTGTTCCAAGTGATCGGACTTGAGATAGATGACGTAAAAACAATATGTGAAGATATATTTGATCAGATATTTGTTGATCGTGCTACATGGGGGCTCCCTATTTGGGAAAAAGAATACGGAATAACGCCGCTTCCAGATCAGACGATTGAGCAGAGAAGAACACAGATTTTGCAAATGAGGATAAAAAGGCCTTTGAATCCTAAAAGGTTTGAAAAGATCATAGAAGCTTTGAGCGGTGTAGAAACAAAGCTCATAGAAAATACAGCAAAAAATACATTTCAAGTCAATCTTTATGGCGAAGTAAATAATTATGATGAAGTAGTAAGAAGAATTGACGAATTGAAACCAGCACATTTATTGTGCGATATTCGTGTTTCAGACGTTATAGAATCAGAGACGGCATTGAATTATGCGATTGTTTCAGGCTCTTGTGAATATTCTTCTTCAATCGTTAGTGAGGTATAAAATCATGTGGGAAAATACAGTAATTACAAATGCAGGTATTGAATTATTAAAGAATGCCTTAAGCGGAGGAACAATAACAGTAACAGCGATCAAGTCTGGTGCTGGTAAAGTTGACGTTAGTGCTTTGAAAAGTCAGACGGCGGTATCATCAATTAAGCAGTCTGGAACAGTACAGGGCGTGACAAAAACAAACGAAACAATCAAGATAGGAGTATTGTTTTCAAACGCTGGTTTATCTGCCGGATACAGCATGACACAGCTTGGAATTTATGCAAAAGGATCAACCGGAAGTGAAGTGTTGTTTGCGATTTCTCAAAGTACAACAGGGAAAGAAGTTCCGGCAGAATCGGCTATGCCGTCATGGTCGTTAGTACATAATTTTTACATCAAGCTTAATAATGATGTAACAATGACAGCAACGGTTGATCCAGAAGGGTACGTTACATTTGAAACTATGCAGACAGCGTTAAATACGCATACAGGAAACAAGAGCAACCCTCATAGTGTTACTAAGTCGCAAGTAGGCTTAGGGAACGTTCCGAACGTAGTGACAAATGATCAGACACCGACATATTCAGATACAACAACTCTTGTGACTTTATCAAGTGGCGAGAAAATATCTATTGCATTTGCAAAGATTAAACTTGCAATTACAACTCTGATTAATCATCTTGCGAATAAAAGTAATCCTCACGGAGTTACTAAAAGCCAAGTTGGATTAGGCAATGTGGAGAATAAAAGCAGTGCTACAATCCGTGGAGAATTAACCAAAGGTAATGTAACGACAGCCCTTGGATTTACGCCAGCAAATCAGACTGACATGACGAATGCACAGGATGCTATTACGCAGTTAAATTCTGATAAGGTTGATAAGGCAGATAAGGCTAACGTGAAATGGATTATCACTGGAATAGATACTTCTGCAAAAATTATTTTTAGCAATTGCTCTGAAATTACTAAAAAAGTAGATAAATTGGCGTGCCTATTGTTTGGAAATAGCAATGGAACGACAGTATTATCTGTCATTCGTGTACGTTTTTCAGCAGAGCATGTGGATGAAGTAATTCCTATAAATTTTGGGGACCTTAATCTTACAACCTCACTTGAATGGTATGGATTTACATTGAATAATCTAAATGCATACGGAAATTATGTATTAATAGCACCGCCGGGATGTTACTTTGAATAATTATAGCTGTATAGCAATTGCAATATAATAATACCCTTTTGGCATGTTTGAATTTATTGTGATTGCATTAGAACCTTTTGGAAGTTGCAAGAGAGTAATTTCCTGTCCAGCAGCTTGTACAGGAACTAACATGCCAGATTCTGCCTTTGCAGCGATTAATCCTTCTATTGTAAGAAACGAATACGATGGAAACCATTCAAACGGTACATCAATACCACCCATAATGACAAGTTCTTTGCCAACTTTGAACATATTTAAGTATGTCTTCAAGTTCCCATTTGCGTTTATTCTAAAATCTGATGCAGTATCAGAATTTAGCTGCGGAAGTCTACGAATCCTCCGCAGCGGAAAAGAGTATAATGCACACATAACACACAAAGGAGAATGTATTATGCGTGACAGAATTATAAGTAACGTGCTAATCAAAATGGGCAATAGAATCAAGAAAAAAGAGCTAGATTATCTTGAAAATGTGTTGGTAGAAGAGTTCCGAGATGTACAGATTAAGAAAGAATCGACGGAATTGACGGAATACAATGACAGTTTAAGGAAGCTAAAAGATACGTTCCTTGCGACGCTGATTGTAGAAAATAAATCCAACAGAACGATTGAACAGTATAATTTACATCTAACACAGTTTGTAGATTATTTCACTGCAAAAGAAGCAAAAGACATAGATGCAACCGATATTAGGGGATTTCTATATGCGTATAAGCAAAGCAGAGGCATATCGAATTTATCATTAAACAATAAGCGATCAGCAATATCCTCGTTTTTTAGTTGGCTGGCTGATGAGGAGTACATCGACAAAGATCCAACTCGAAAAATTAAGAAAATCAAAGTAACAAAGAAAAAGAAGAATGCGTTTACAGCTGATGAAATGGAACGTATGCGTATAGCATGTACGGATATTCGTGATCGGGCGTTGATAGAGATGTTAGCATGTACAGGATGTCGTGTGTCGGAGCTAAGTAATATAAGTTTGAACGACGTAGATTTTTTGAGAAAGAAAGTACGAATTGTAGGGAAAGGAGATAAAGAGAGGACGGTATTCATTTCAGATACCGCTATGATTTATCTCAACAAATACTTAGAAACAAGGCAAGATAATAATATTGCTCTGTTTACATCTAAGAGATTCCCTTATGATCGATTGCAAAAGGATGGAATTGAGCGAGTAGTAAGAGACCTTGGAAGAATGTGCAATGTGTATGCCCATCCGCACAAATTTAGACGAACATTATGCACAAACCTCATAATGAGAGGGATGCCATTGCAGAATGTTGCGATATTAATGGGGCATGCCGACATTAATATGACAGCTGGAACTTATTATGATGCATCAGACCAAATGATAGAGTATGAATATATTCGTTATGCAGCTTAA